AGCGAATGGAGTGAAAAATTGTGAAAGCGATTCGTAAAAAGCCCGGCTGCACACCGGAGATCATCGAAGTGGAGAATACGCTGAAAGCCTTGCAGACCGAGGTCGGCGGCTATATCGAAACCGTAACGATTGCATCGGATGCCGTCGTTATCTGCAACGAGGAAGGAGTGCCGCTCGGAATGCCGTACAACTGCCGGTTCGTCAACGTGGATTTCGTCGATCCGATTCTCGTGGTCGGTCGTAACAAGGACGAGTTCTGTGACGTGCCGGAGGCCGACTTTCTGATGTATCCTCTGCGAGAGGAGGACAAGGAATGAACGATTTCAGTGGCCCGATAGACAAGAAAACGGCGAAAAACCTGCTGAAACTATGCAGGAAGACCATTCCGGTTATGACACTGCTGGACGCATACACCATTCAGACTATTCTGCATGGAGCGGAACGGCGTGCCAAAGAGAGGGAGGACACCCATGACGATTAACCAGGCAATCCGCATCCTCGACCCGGCCACGACAGCCGAGGAGCTGGCAACGATTGAATACTACGGCGGTCTGCACGGCCGCGAAAAGATGGTAGCTGCGTGTGACGAGGCGTGCCGCGTGGCGGTTCAAATTATGAGAAAATACATGGAGGAACAAAAATGAAAAAGAAAATCATGGCGGCACTGCTCTGCGGTGCTATGATGTGTAGTCTGTCGGCCTGCAGGGAGAGCGAGCGCGTTGCGTACAACATCTCGAAGGAGGCGGACAATTTCAACGTCACGCGCCGTCTGGAAGTCATCAACGCGCGTACGGACAAGCCGGTGTTTGAGCTGATCGGCAACTTCGCCATCTCGAACAACAGCGAGAACGAGCTGGAGGTGACTGTCGAGACCGGGCAGGGCGTTTACAAGAAACACCTTGTGTACCTCAACGACTGGACGATCTACGTTGTGGAGGACGTCAGCGGCGCTTACGTGGACAAGTTCCACTACGAGGTGAATTTCCTGCCGGAGATGATCATTCCGGTTACGGTGACGTCGCATGACTAAATACAGCGACAAGGTTCGGCGCTACCTCGTGTGGCGCTACGGTATTACGGACAGGGAGGGGAAACATTGAACAAGCGTGAGGACTGGTGGGAGTACACGAAGCGCATCATCCGGTCATACCCGGCACTGTGCCGCAAGGCGGAGAGCGTGGGAGACATACCGTGCACACCGGCCTACGGCGCGTCCGGCGGTCACAGCGGCGGCGGCAGTCCGGTTGAGCGTGCGGTCGTTGACCGCCTGACGGACAAGGAGCAGCGGCGGTATGATGCGGTGCAGGCTGCCATTTCGGAAACTGAGCGCATGAAGCACGGCCACCAGCGCATGGAGCTGATCGACCGCGTGTACTGGAAGCGCAGCCATACGCTGTATGGTGCGGCGATGTGCGCGCCGGTGAGTGAGGCAACTGCTAAACGGTGGAACGGTACATTTGTGCGGTTGGTGGCAGAAAAATTAAATTTGCCGTAAAAATGATACTTCGTGCAGTGAAAGCCGTGGTATCCTTGTATCATGAAGTTCGCAGGGGTGAAACGCAGACCCTGTGACCTCCTGCTTCATGCCATTGGAGTACATCTCTCTGAAAGAGCACTCTCGTTCGAGGGTGCTTTTTCATATTCGAAAGGAAGAAGCCGTTATGTTGAAAGCCTGTCCGTGGTGCGGACGGATCCACGACAGCCGAGAGGACTGCGGAAGAAAACCGATGAAGAAATATCGGCGCGAAGAAAACGAGCGCGGACGCAACACGCGAGCATGGAAACGCAAAGCGGAGCAGATTAAAACAGACAGTCACTACCTGTGCGAGAACTGTCTTTCGCAGGGGGTACTCACATGGGATGGACTGGAAACCCACCATATCATCAAGCTGCGGGAACGTCCTGATCTATTACTGGACGATGATAACCTCGTGTGTTTATGCGAAAAATGCCACAAAAAAGCCGATGCCGGTACAATATCCGCGGATTTTTTGCGACAGCTCGCAAAAAAACGAAACAATATTCCCCCCGGACACGCAGAATTTTTGAGTGTAAGCGGCTGTACACCAACCGCGGACCTCGGCGTAAAAATAATTCCCAAAATAAGTTTGCAAAGGAGTGAGGGCAAGTGAGCCGACCAAGTAAAACGACCGCTGTGCTGGGCGAAGAAAAGCGTTCGCACCGGACGAAAGCAGAGCTCCGGCAGCGTGCTGCTGCGGAAAATGCCCTCATCACCGGCAAGAAAATGCGAGAGCGCCCGGAGGTCAAGGATAATGAGAAAGCACATAAGGAGTGGCAGCGTATCAGAGGACTGCTCGAAGCCGCCGGAAAGAATGAGGCGCTGTACGAGGCGACTATCAACCGGTACTGTATGCTGCACGCTGAATGTTTGGACTTTGAGCGCAAGCGGCAGTTGTTTTCCGATCAGCTGGACGAGCTGACCGAGAATACAGAATTGGAAGCAGCGGACCGATACAAATATCAGGCGCAGATGCAGAAGAACATTCTTTCTGTGGACAAGCAGCTCCAAACCAAGCGCCGCATGATGCTCGACATTGAGAAAGAGTGCGCTATGACCATTTCGGCAGCCATGCGCAGCATTCCTAAAACCACAGCCGAACCGAAAAATCCGCTGATGGGGATTCTGAACGATGACGATCCTTGACAGCCGAGCAGTGCATTATGCCCGCTGGTGCGTGCAGCATGATAACCCGAAGGCTCCGCACTACGTTAAGCTACAGGCTGCACAGTGGCTGGACATCGCAGAGGGACGGAACACGGAGGCGCTCATCGACGAGAAAGCATACAGGCGGATCTGCAAGCTGCTGCGGCTGATGGTCCATCCGGATCTGAACTGCCCGATGTATGACGGTCTTGAAGATTATGCGTGGCTGCTCATCACAGCGGTGTTCTGCACCAAAACAACGGACGGCCGCCGCTATTATGAAACCGCTCTGCTCGAGATCGCGCGAAAGAACTTCAAGACATTCAACAGTGCGGTCATTTTCATTCTGCTCATGCTGACCGAACCGGTGTTCTCTCGTTTTTTCTCGGTCGCACCGGACCTGAAGCTGTCCAGTGAGTTGAAAATTGCTATTCGGAAAATCATCAAGTCCTCGCCTGCACTGGCGGACGAAAGTGTGTTCAAGGTGCTGCGGAGCGAAATCCGCTGCCGACTGACCGATAGCGAGTATGTGCCGCTGGCTTACTCACAGGACAAGATGGACGGCAAACTGGCGAACGCTTTTCTGGCGGACGAGGCAGGCGCGATGGATGCCTACCCAATCGAGGCCATGCGCTCCTCGCAGATCACGCTGCGTTCCAAGCTGGGCATTATCATTTCCACACAATACCCGAACGACAACAACGCCATGCTGGACGAGATCGACATCTCAAAAAAGGTACTCGATGGACTGATTCCCGGCAGGCGTTTTTCTCTGCTGTACGAACCGGACACCGAGCTGACCATGCGGGACCGCTGGCAGACAGATGACACCGTAATTTATCAGGCGAATCCGGCAGCTGTCAGCAATCCGAATATCTTTGAGGCGGTGTGCGATATGCGCACCATGGCAATTCTCTACGAGAATAAGCGTGAGAACTTCCTGTGCAAGCACTGCAATATCAAGTATAAGGGCCTCGGCGTAGAGGGCTATGTGGATATTGCAAAGGTGCGGGAGTGCCGCCGTGAGGAAGACCTCGATTTCTGGCGAGGAAAACCGGTCTATCTTGGACTGGATCTGTCGCAGACGGACGATAACACCGCCGTTGCGATGGCGACCGCCGAGGATGGTATTCTCTATGCAAAAGTGTGGGGATTTCTTCCGGCGGATCGCAAGCTGTTCAAAACCAAGAAAGAGAATGTGGATTACGACCGTCTGATTCGGCAGGGCGCGTGCCTTGCCTGCGGTGATGAGGTCATCGACTATGGCTTTATTGAGCAGTTCATTCTCGGACTGGAGGAACAGTATGGCGTGCGCGTGATCCAGTGCGGCTATGACCGCTGGAACGCCATCTCGACCGTGCAAAAGCTGGAGGCCGCCGGTATGGAGTGTGTAGAGATCAAGCAGCATTCGAGTGTGCTGCACAGTCCGACCAAGCTGCTGAAAGAGAAGATCCTCGGCCGCCGGTTCCGGTACGACGAAAACGCCATGCTGGAGATTAACTTTCAGAATGCACGATGCACCGAGGACACCAATCTGAACAAATACGTCAACAAGAAGAAATCCTCCGGTAAGGTGGACATGGTGGTCGCTCTGCTGAACGCCACCTACCTGATCGAGCAGGATATGCTGTTCGGCAGCGAGGATTTCATTGCACAGACATAAGGAGGACAAGCAAATGGGACTGCTGAAACGCTTTCGGCGGCAGGAGATTCGCGCCGATCCGGACGAAACCATGTTTGAAGATGCGCTGCTGACCGCACTGCTTGGCAGCGGCAAAGCAACCAAGCAGATGGCTTTACAGGTACCGACGGTCAGCGGAGGTATCGACCTGATCGCCAACGTGGTAGCCGGTACGCCGGTAAAGCTCTACCGGGAGGAAAACGGCAAAGCGATTGAGGTGCCGAACGACCCTCGGGTGCGCCTGCTGAACGACGAAACCGGCGATACGCTGAACGCGAATGAGTTTTGGCACGCAATGATTCGCGATTATTACACCGGTAAAGGCGGCTATGCCTACATCAACCGCGTGCGCGGAGAAATTCGCAGTCTGCATTATGTGGATGAGAGCCGCGTAGCAGTGAACCGCAACACAGATGCCATCTTCAAGGACTTTGACCTGTTGGTAGATGGCACGGTCTATCGTCCGTTCGACTTTCTCAAGCTGCTGCGCAACACAAAAGACGGCGCGGTCGGTGTTCCCATCACCGAAGAAAATGCCAAGCTGATCGAGGTTGCGTATCAGTCGCTGTGCTTTGAGCTGTATCTCGTCAAAAAGGGTGGCAACAAAAAGGGCTTCCTCCAGAGTGAGAAACGCCTCGATAAAGCCTCAATGGACGAACTCAAGCAGGCATTCGCCAATCTGTACAGCAACAGCAGCGACAATGTAGTTATTCTCAACAACGGTATCCGCTTTCAGGAGAGCAGCAACACCTCGGTCGAGATGCAGCTTAACGAAAACAAGCAGTCCAACGCAGAGGAGTTTGCGAAGATCTTTCATATCTCTACTGCCGAGATGGGCGGCACGGCCGGCGATACGGCAAGCCTTGCCAAGCTGGCGGCAATCCCTCTGATGAAAGCCATCGAGTGTGCGCTCAACCGTGATCTGCTGCTGGAGAAAGAGAAAGGATTGCTCTACTGGGCATTCGACACTAAGGAACTGCTCAAGGGCAGCATGAAAGAACGGTTTGATGCCTACAAGACCGCACTCGATGCCAACTTCATGCAGGTGGACGAGGTTCGCTTTGCAGAGGACATGGAGCCGCTCGGTCTGACATGGATCAAGCTGGGCTTGCAGGACGTTCTCTACGACCCGAAAACCAGTACCATCTACACGCCGAATACCAATCAGATGCAGCACATGACAGAACAAACGCTGCAGGTACCGCAGGAGGGAGGTGAAACGCTATGAAAATCGAAATTCGCGCAGACGGCGCCCATATCTCCGGTTATGTGAATGTTACCGGAAAGCGCAGCCGTCCGGTCATCACGCCGC